TATTGAGCCTTTTCGTAATGTTGGGCAATCTTTCCCCATGTGGAAATATGGCGGAGTTAGACCGGAATTAATGATCTCCGGTTCAAATTTAGCATCTTGGTTTAATCGCCAAGACTCTCAAGAGCCTGGAGAAACAAACACAACAACAAGATTGAGAAGAATGGCTAAAGATGCAAGACAAATGCAACCTAATTTGGATGCTTTTGGAACTGCTGTGACTGCTGATGGTGCTATTCCTTCTTGGGTTAGAATGGAATTATTCAAAGGTGTTGAATCCGGCCCAATCCGTGATCAATGGCCACCAATTAAACACGCTGATAATGGAAATGTACTAACGCTGTGATAATATGAGTAGTAATGAAGTATTAGTGAAAATTCTAAAAGAACTAAGGGAGTTGAAAAAATTACTCAAGGAATCGAAGCAATAGCACCAATAGATCAGAAACAAAACGAAAGAATTGTTTGGTGTGAAAGATTGTTGTATCTTATTGTCCTTCTTCAGTTTCCGCAACTTGCTTCAATACTCTAAAGGTTTCATCATTGATGATGTTTCTATTTCTTAACATAACTAAAAGACGCATTGAAGATATTGAACCAAAATCAAAATCGTGATCAAGTTTTGCTCTTATTGCCCCTTGTACCCACTTTGAACGGGATTGTTGATAACCAAGTTCTGAATCAAGCCTTTGTATCAAACGATAGGGCACAGAAAGACTCATTGGCACATGTTTTTCTTTAACTCTTCTTCTACCCATTACTTTTTTGCCCCCTTAACTTGTTTGATAATGTGCGTTTGTTGTCCACAACACATGAGACCCTCATTTGCATACCAGATCATATCCGCTGTAGGGATAAATCCATACATTGTGTTTTTGTCACCACACTTCATACATTGAACGGTAGTATATCCATAACTCATTGTTTCAACCTCAAAGTTTTAGGATTTAATTTTAAAATAGTGTGAGCCTGGACTTCCCAAGAACAATTACAATGATCAGACCAAGGACAACCAATTTTTATTTTTTCATCATCGCCAAATTCGCCATAAGACAAATACTCTTCAGTCATTTGTAATTCTAAAAGAGCGCCTTCTTCGTTCATATGTTTTTGTTCTATATGGATTCGTAATGCATGAATCAAAGGTTCATACCAAATTGTATTCATTCTTGACACCTCTTAATCGGATCGGGTATTTTTATTGGATAAGATTTGTAACCACATGTATTACATACCTTTTGCACATATCCTTCGGGATAAATAGTTCGCATTTTTCTTCTTCCACAATTGAAGCATCGCATATTTTACCCGAGGCCGGACTTATTTATAATATATTTCATTATTAATTCTATTTAGAGTTAATATTGGATCAGATTCATGAGACTTCGCCTCATTTCACCTGCTTTCTGCATCAGATGTTCAAGATTAGTGTTAGCACTTATATTTATTTACTTCTCCTTTCATGATAGGTTCATGGCGAGAGGAAAGAACGACCTAATTTTAAGAGACAGATTACAATTTACAATCGGATCCCTTGGTGATTTGGCAATTGTATATGGAAGAGTAGATTTGAGTGACTATGTATCAGTAGTAAATAACCAAGGACTCAGTATAAAAGAAATGAGAGTTCAAGTTAGAGATCCGGCGGAAGATAAAACCGGTGTTTTTCAAAATAATTTACTTCAAGATACTTTAGCAAATAATACATATGGAACTGCTAATCTTAAGATTATAGGAACTACAACAGCATATGAGAGCGCCGTTGACACCGGAGTAGGTTCACCGAACCTTTTCTTTAATGCTGAACTTCAAACTGAAGAATTTAGAGATTCAGGTGGCGACATTACATTTGCTAATTCTGAATGGATTCAATTCGGAACTCCTGATCTTCATCCCGAAGGTTATGTAGTTGTAAGTGATGTTTTAGTAGGAATTTCTTCTAATCAAGCGACTGCTTATACTGATACTACTTTAGAACTTGACATTATGCTAATCGCTGAACCTGTTAAGGTCACAAAAGACGAACTAAAGGAAATGCTCGCCCAAGCAACCGACCTTTGAGGGGTTGGTTAAATGGGAAGAAGTAAAACAGAAGCCGCTGAATCTAAATTAAAGACGGCCACCGGCCTTGCAGGATTAGGGGGCGGCATTGGATCCGTTTTCAGTCCAGTTGGCGGTGCTATTGGTGCAGGTCTTGGTGGCATGACCGGTTTGATTATAGGAGATGATACGACTGTTTTCCCTATTGATATGGTGGCTATCCCAGCGTATCAAGCGTATTTACTACAAGGTAATCCGGCTTTGACAGTCTACATTAAAGCAGGTGAAACATTAGTCCCTACTGGGGGTAATGTCCTGGACATGCAAGAAAACATGAATATTGAGGCTGTCAGCGAAAGCATGGACGCTCCTAAGAAAAGAAAGCGTTCAAAGTGGAATGTTTACACATCTAAGAAAAAGAATCAGATCCGTTTCAAAAGTGGCAAAAATAAAGGCTTATTGAATCTTAAAGCCATGGGTAAAGCATACCGTAAAGCGCAAAAAGGGGGTAAAAAATAATGCCAATTCATGAAATAAGAGAATCAATCGAATTAAACGAAATTACATTAAATGGTGATGGTTTTGGTATTGTTCAGAAGGTAATTAATTTGAAAGATAATATGTCGCATAAGATGTTACAATGCGACGCTTTTATTGATAATCCTTCACCGTTATTCTCCGGTGATGGTTATATCATAGAATTATTAGTAAGTTCCAGTCCAATCATATACACTGATATGGAAATTCAAAATTTTTCAAACAGATCACCGGCTGTAGCTAATGAGCATATATTGTTTAAAGAATATTTTTCTAACTTCGCAAGAATCGACAATAAGGTATTTCCTAATAGATTTATTAGTGCAAGACCTACATTTACTTGGTATATGCCTAAATTATACATCACAGCGATGATTCACGGGGAGCGTGACATGATTATGAATAACTTAGCGCTAAGCATTTATGCTGCTGTTGAATCTAAAAAAGCATCATTGGTTACATATGGTATGGGTGTAATCCGTGAGGATCATATAGCACAAGTAGCATCAGTTATGTCAAATGGCCGCTTTATTGAGCCTTTTCGTAATGTTGGGCAATCTTTCCCCATGTGGAAATATGGCGGAGTTAGACCGGAATTAATGATCTCCGGTTCAAATTTAGCATCTTGGTTTAATCGCCAAGACTCTCAAGA